CCGACGCCCGCCATGGTCGCGCCGAGTGCTGCGATCTGCCCAGAGGCCAAGCCGGCAATCTCACCCAGCGGACCGATGCGGGTGACGATGTCGGAAATCTGCTTGGTGTTGGCTGGACCGGTGTTGCCCAGGTAGTTGATCTTATCGGCGAGCGTTTCCACATCGCCCTGGGTCAGTTTGAACGAGGTACGCCACTTCGCCATCATGTCGCCCGACTCTTCGGCGGTCTGGTCGAAGGCAATGCCCATCTTTACCGCCGCTTCGGCGAAGCCCAGCAGTTCCTCGCGGGCAATGCCCGACTGGCCACCGGCGGCGACGATCTTGGCAATGTCATTGGCGGCCATTGGCAGGCGTTCCGACAGCTTCCCAATGTCGTCGCCCATCCGCTTGAACTGCACCGGCGTGTCGAAGTTGACCACCTTCTTCACGTCCGCCATGGCCGTCTCGAACTGGATCGCGGCCGCCGCGCCGGCAATGAACGGGGCGGCCAAAGCCCCCCCGGTCACGATGTCGCTAAAGCCAATCTTGCCCAGCCCCGTGCGCTCCAACCCCTTCCGAAAGCCGGCGACGTTTTTGCGGATACCGGCCAGGGTCGGCGACAGCTTATCGACACCGGTGATCAGCGCCTTGAGTTGAAACTTGTCGGCCATAGCTACCCCTGCTGAACTTGATTAATGCGCTGGGCGTTTGCCAGCGATTCGGCGAACGTATCCAGCGGCAGCGCCATCATCTGCTCGGGCCCGACCTTCCAGAAGAAAGCCAGGTCATACACCACGGCGATCAGGCCTTCGACGTCTTCGATGCCGCAGTCATGAAAAAACCCGTCACCGCCCAGCCCAGGTTGTTCAAGTCGAACAGGTCCAGCTGGTTCACCGAGGTCGGGGGAATGCCGGCACAGATGCCGATGTATTTGGCTGCGACCTCCATGTCGAGGGTGACCTCCTCGTTTTTGTCGATCTTGTACGGCAACGCCTTGATCGCGCGCACCTCGCTCACCGTAGGCCGGCGCAGGGTGACTTCCAGCACTTCCTGGTCATGCGCCTGAATCGGCGCGGCCAGCACGTAGGGTTTCGCGTCCTTGACTTCGCTCATTGGTAACCACCTTTATTGCCGTCCCATTTAACGTCGATGGTGCCGTCGTCGCCCTTGGCGGTCGGCTCATCCACCACATAGCCGCCCGACAACACGTAGACGCGGCCGTTCTTGAACTCGACGGTCAGCGTCTGGTCGGTGGCCGCCATGATTTGTTTGATCGGCAGGTCCGGCGAGTCGACCACGGTTGCCTTCACGAACGGCACTAGGTCCTCTTCCTTGAAATAGCCCGGCGCGACCGACTCGCGCTTGACGTCACTCAAAGGCACTTCCACGCCGCCGGTGACGGTGAATTGAACCCCGTCCGCCTTGATGTAAACGGTGCCCGCAACTTTCTGGCCCATGGCCTCTCTCCTAGAAAAAAGCCCGCACGCGGCGGGCTGTGAACGGTGGCTGGATCAGACCGCGTATTGCAGGCGGAACTGATACTGCAGCGCGAAGATCCGCAGCTGATTGACCAGGTCCGGCGGATACAACACGTTGAGCCGGTTCGGGTTGGTGGCCGAACGCTCCACGATCAGATTGGCTGCGAAGGCTTCGGCGTTTTCCACGATGCCCAACTGCTCCAGGGCGTAGTAGCCGGCGATCAGTTCCGCGCGGATCACGTTCGGCGTGACGATGGCTTGTCCAGCGCCGAAGCGCGTGCCGTCATTGGCCAGCTTGTGCCGGCCGTATTTGCTGGTGACCCGCGACTTCAGGTAGCCGATGACATACGCCGACTGGTGCAGCGTCTCGCTGTCCAAGTAGGAATCATCGGCCTGGCCGAAGGCGTTGAACTGGTAGCTGGTGATCGCCCGCTCGATGCGTTGCGCACCGCCGCCGAAGTAGGCAGTGGCAATGCCGCGGTTCAACAACGATTGGCGCTCGGTCAAGGTGAAACGCGAGCCGGCCGGAGCCGGTGTAATGCCCGCCAGTTCGCCGGTTTGCGTCGGCCGCGCCGGATCGGCCGAGATGAATACCGCCGTGCGCGCCGCATAGGCCGCCGCGACGTTCCATACCGGCTCGGGGCAGGCTGCCTCAAAGCCGTGAATCGTCGCGTGCTGATCGTTACGCGTCGCGCTCAAGGCGGCCAATTCGCCGAGAGTGCCGCGCTGGGCGGTGTAGACGTGCCCATAAAGCTGCTTGGCCCAACTCCAGCGCCCGCTGGAGTCGTCCATGAAGGCTTTCCAGGCATCCAATGAAGTGGCATCGGCCCACGGCGCACAGATGAACTCGAACGGCTCATCACCGAGGCTGGCCAAGGCCACCGCGACGTCAGGCGTGCCCACACCGCCGGTCATCGACGCGACCACCGCGGTCAGGCCCGCCGGCGTGGCTTCGCCGTTGTTACGCCCCTGGCGATTGAGCTGTAGCGCTAGGTCGTTACCGCTCAGGCCCGACCACTTACAGGTCAGCGTCACTACACCGGCTGCAGCCAGCGCCGTCACCGCCAGGCCAGCGGCATTCACCGCCACCGCCAACGCCGCGGTCGCGACCGTCGGGGTGGCACCCTTGGCCACGGTGGCGCGCACACGGCTGCTACCGATGTACAGGTTCAGCTCGCCGCCAGCGGTAGCCGCGCCAGTGATCGTCACGCTGCCGGTGGCCTTGGTGCCAGTGGCCTTGATCGGCAGGCACCAGACCTCGCCCGCCGGATCGCTGCGGCGCCAGGTGTCGTACATCTGCGCGAGCATCGAGCCGATGCCGCCGATGCTCTTGGCCAACGCCAGGCTTGGCACCAGGGTCAGCTGACCAATTTCCGTGGCGGTGGCATCGTCGTTGACCTGCGCCACGATCAGCCGCGGCATGCTCGAGCCGCCGCTGTTGGCTTGCGAATTGTCGACCTCGGCGTAGAACAGTGGCACGCGCAGATCGCTGGGGATGGAGTTAAAGCTGATGGTCATTCTTCAGCGCTCCCAGTGGTGGCCGGAGCCGGAAGGTTTGGGGTGGCCTTGGCCTTTTTCGGCGCGTCGCGGGTAACGTCCTGGTCCTGCAGGCGGCGCAGCCAATACGCGTCACGCGGGACATTACGTCCCTCCGCGGGCAAGTTGCCGCCAGCTTCAGGGTCGGGCACCACTCGGCCCGCGGCCGGGTACACAGTCATGCGGCTCATGGAGAGTCCTCAGTGGGTTGCGGTAGTTCAACGGAGAAAGTCGCCTCGACTCGACCATCGGGCCCAGGGCGCTGCAGGTTGGGGTCTGCCGGGTCGATAAAGTCCACGTTGAAATCGACACCGGTGAAACCGGGCAGACCATCGAGTTCGAACTCTTGCCAGGTTTCGGCAGGCTCATCGCCGCGATTGCGACCTAGCTGGAACTCGGAAAAGAAGGTGTATTGGTAAACCACCCTGGCTCGGCTGATATGCAGAAGCGCCCCCTTGCCATATTCAATGGGGTCGTATTCAGGGGAAGGTATCCAGCCGACCAGAGCTCGCCAGAGCTCGGCGCGCAGCCCATGCAAAATGTCATTGTCCGCCTGCCCTCGCTCGTCTGAGGTATCCAGAACAATCACCACATTGAACTGGTCAGTGATGTCCTGGACCACCTTGTTTTGAGCTTTGCTCGGACTCGCGGCGTCGGCAGTTGCAATTACATAAGCAGCAGGCAGAGCCAAGTGGGCGCTTTCGACGACTGCATCCCAGTCGATGCCACCGGAAACTCGGCCAGCAAAAGACGGGCACGTCACTCGCAAGTGAGCAACGATCGGGTTCAGTTTCATAGGGGTGTCCCGAGGGGTGAGCGATCAGCTCAGGGCCGCGGCGAACGCAGCAGAAAGAATCGATTGAACTTGCGATGCCGAATCCTGCAGGGCGTCGGCCATATAGTTGTCGCGAGGCTTGATCCGCCATTCGCCAGCGGCCCGCTCGGCAAGCGCGGCAGCCCTTGCGCCAATGGCACGACGGTTAGATTTGCCCTTCCCCTTACCGGGTGCGAGCTTGCCGAGTTTTCGCCCCTTCTTAACCCCATAGTGAAGGTAAGCCGGGTAAAACTCTTCCATTGCACTTGTCTTGGTCGGGGAGATACGGACAAGGAAACCCGAGCGGGAAACCTTAAAACTTACCGATTCAACCGTGGCGCCCGTTCGATTAACCGGATAGCCGTCCTGACCTTTACCCAGCACAAGATTCATCTGTGCACGCTGGGTGATCAGCAGACCAACTTTGCGCATCCCGGCGCGGATCTTTCGCTTGTCGAAAGCGTCTCGCTCAAAGCTGTCGAAGCCCTCGACGTGTAGATAACCGTCAATCGAAGCGGAGTTAGACATAGATCTCCGCTCCGTTCTTGAGTTGGCCCAATTCCTCAACTTCAAGGACTGTAAATCTGTGCGTCCCATTCAAGTCGGCGATGCGCTTCACTCGGTACAATGTCTCGCCGTGAACGATTTCATGAGCGTCGGTGATTCCAGGGTGGTAACGCAGAGTGATGCGATGAGTGAGCTTGTTGTCTGTCTGAACTCCATAGGCGTATATCGCGGTCCCGACAGGCTCTATCTTCGCCCAGCGTATTCTAGGCTCAG